AAGAGAAACAAGAACAAAATCAGTATCATTTAAAAGAGATATTGTTAGATGAGTGCTATAGATGATTTTTATAATGGGAAAAAGAAATTTTATGGAAAGCATGGCTGTTATCCATCAAGAGTATTAATGACACCTGACTTTTTCTCAAGGCTTAATAATGACTTAAAAACAACAATTCGGAGAAAAGATGATAAATCACTTTTAAAAGAAATGAGATTTTCAGGTTGTGAAATAGATATTGATAATGAGATAAAAGATATTACATTTTATTGTGGCATTAGCATTTGGGATGAGGATTAATTATGGTTATGATACCAGAAATACCAATTGAGGAGAAAATCCTTGATGCAATGGAAGATGGTGATATAAAACAAGAAAAAAGAGGGTATCTTGGATATTCTGGATTAGGTGGAAATTGCAAGAGAAATAAACAGATTATTCAGACGTGGTGATTGGGAAGAGAATAGAATTGTAGCAGATTTAGAACATGTTGGTATGTTTTTTCATTCACCTCAAGTAGAGGTTGTTGGATTAGCTGGACATGTGCAAGGGCATATTGATGGTATACTTTATGATGTACCAGGTTTTGAAGAAACATCGTTTCTAGCAGAATTCAAAACTGCTAATGATAAATATTTCAAGCAATTCCAGAAGCTGAAATGCAAGAAAGCAAATCAAAAATATTGGTATCAAGCACAATCATATATGGGGAGGCTTAAACTCAAATATTGCTTATTCATAGTGACAAATAAAAATGATGAGAAAAGATATATTGAAATAATTGAATTTAATCAAGATGATTTTGATTATATTGAGTCAGTAGCATTACAAATATTAGAATTGGATGAACCACCAGAGCGAATAGGTGGTCCAACTTGGCATGAATGCAAATTTTGTAACTTTTATATGGTCTGTCATTTTGGTGAAAAAATAAATAAAAATTGCAGAACCTGTAGGGTTGGAACCATAGAGGATAACTATATATGGACTTGTGACGGCAATAAAGTTTTGAGTTTAAAGGATCAAGAAATTGGTTGTGATAAACATAAATTTTTAGAAGGACTTTGAAATGCAAAATGAACTAAGAGTTAAAAGAATTGGTGACCATAGGCTCCCTCTACCAGAACAAGCTCATGTAGGTGATGCTGGCTTTGACTTAAGATCAACAATAAATGTTACTATATTCTCGGATGAACAAACAAAAATATCTTGTGGCTTTGCTTTTGAAATACCAAAAAATATGGTTGGTATTATAAAAGACAAATCATCAATGGCAAATACTAGATTATATATATCAGGTGGAGTCATAGATTCATCTTATAGGGGAGAGGTTCAGATTCTTATAAGAAATGATGATGGAGCACCACATAGGATTAGTATAGGGGATAAGATTACACAAATGGTAATTGTTCCATATTACAAAGCAAATTGTGTTGAGGTAAAAGATATTAGCAGAACAGCTCGTGGAGCAGATGGATTTGGTAGTACAGGCAAATAATGATTAAGCTGAGGTGGTATCAGAAGAAAGCAGCTCCACTAGTATTTGACTATTGGAGGAACAATCCACATAAACATCCAGTTATTGCTGTACCTACTGGTGGTGGAAAGTCTATAATGATTGCAGATTTAATTCATCAAGCAGTTACTAAATGGAATATAGATATTCTGGTACTATCTCATAGAAAAGAAATTTTATCACAAAATAGGGATGCTCTTAAAGGTTATTTAAAACAACTTGGATGTGATATAGATGTTGGTGTATATTCAGCTGGGCTTGGTGAACGCAATGTTGGTAAGGTAACAATAGCAGGAATACAATCAGTAAGAAATAAAGCTGCCCTATTTCATAAAGTTAAATTAATTATAATAGATGAAGCTCATTTAATTCCACCTTCTAATAAAAGTGAGACGATGTATGTTAGATTTATTAATGAGCTTGGAGCAAAATGTGTGGGATTTACTGCTACTCCTTATAGACTTGGGACTGGTTATATTATTGGTGATGGTCACATATTTGATGATATTGTTTTTGATGTCACTTCTAAACAAAATTTCAATCGTCTTGTTCGGGAAGGCTATCTTACAAAGCTCATATCCAAGAGAACGCAAGTAGAGCTAGATGCTGAAGGGTGTCGAACAATAGCTGGAGATTATGCCGAAAAAGAATTAGCATTAAGATTTGATAAAGATAGCATTACAGATCAAGCAGTAGCTGAAATTGTTAAAAAGGGTAAAAATTATAAAAAATGGTTAATATTTGCAATTAATATAAAACATGCAGAACATATAGTTGAGTCTCTTAATAATCATGGAATAGTGGCAATGCCTGTTCATAGTAAGATGGATATGTCAAGAGATCCAATTATCAAAGCATTTAAAGAAGGTAAAATACAAGCTGTAGTTAATGTTAATATTCTTACTACAGGTATTGACGTACCAGATATTGATTTAGTAGTATTTTTAAGACCAACAAAATCTCCAGTATTATATGTACAATCCGCTGGGCGAGGGCTCAGAGTAGCGGAGGGCAAAGATCATTGTTTGGTATTAGATTTTGCTAGAGTTGTATCAACACTTGGTCCAATTAATGATGTCACTATTAAAAAGAAAAAGAAAGGCAAAAAAGGAGAAATGATAACAAAGGTTTGTCCTAATTGTGATTCAATTGTAGCACCAGCGGCTAGAATTTGTCCTGATTGCGGCTTTATATTTGAATTTAAGCTCGGCATATCTAATATGGCAGGTGATAAAGCTATTGTTGCTACTGATGAAAAAATATGGTATGATGTTAATAATATTACATATCTTCTTCATGATAATAAAAGAACACCAAAAAGCATGAAAGTGATATATCTTTGTGGACTTAAAACATTCTATGAATGGGTTAGCGTTGAGCACAAAGGCTATGCAAAACATATAGCTAATCATTGGATGCATATGAGAGATAATAAAAAATGTGATCTTAGATATGATCAAAATAATGCTGAGGCTATAGTTAAAATTGCAGATAGAGCATTTTTAAAACCAAGTAAAATAAAAGTAAAGGAGGCAGGGAAATATCCAGAGATAATAGATTACAGATTTTAGCATAAATTACATAATTAGGGGTATAAAAAAGTCTAATCGTTATATTAAAAATAAAGGTTTACTTTAGCCGTAGAATTTAGTATTATATTTATAAGGGATAAGGATGTGGCCCTTGAGAATTTTAACTTTTGATAATTATTGAGGATACACAGATGACTGATGAAACTAATATTGAAGATTTTGAAATTGCTGAAGATGAAGCGACTCCTGTAGAAAAGACAATTTCTGATGAAGTTCGTGCTGCTTTTGTTGCTGCTCATGATGCAGATAAGGATGATGACAGCGTAAAGATTGAGATGATTTCCGCTGGTGCGAAGTTCAAGAAAGTAACCAAGATGTTCAATGATCTTATGGTTGAATATGGTTATGCTGTATCCAAGGAAGAGAAGAGCAAGGCTGTTGCTTCTGCATGTGTTGATGTAGAATGGTCAACTGAAGATGGTTTTGCTACTGCTGTTGCTAATATGACTGGAGCTTTGGATAGTGTTAGTGATAAATCAGCAGCTTCTTCCATTCGTGCTTATGCCAAGAAGAATGATCTTGAGTGCTTTAAGAAACCAAAGGCTGCTGGTGGTGGAACTCGTACTACTTTCCTTACTGATTTTTATGATGCTCTATATGAGAATCCATCAATGTCTGAGGAAGAGGCTAAGGAATTCATTGAGAAGAATGGCACAAAGAATACAATTCGTTGGGCAAAGGCTCATCAGCGTGTTCGTATTCTAACCAATCGTATTGCTGCAAAAGATGCAGATTAATACTTTGTGAATTGGCTTGTGGCCTTGTGAACTATAAAGAAGCCAGGTTTTATACCTGGCTTTTTTATCTATAATACATGGTGGGGATTATGAAAGTAGTAAAAATATTAAATACATCTGCTTCTATATATGAAGAACGCAATGGACAATATGGAGATGCATATAAAAAGCATGGCCATATAATTAAAGCACTTTTCCCAGATGGCATTCAGACATCTGAAGCTATAGATTTTACAAGAATTAATCTACTTAATGCAATAGTATCAAAATTATCTCGATATGCATCAGCATTCGATGGTAATAGAAATGATGATGATCTTCGTGATTTGATTTGTTATGCTGCTATGCTTCAGGAGATTGATGATGAAAAATTTAACGATAGCAATCCCTAGCATATATCCAAAAAGAGCATTGAGATTATCAAAATCAATTAAGTTAATAGATGGAATTAATGTTGATCTATCTATGGTTGTTAATGAAGATTTTGATAATGAAATTTTAAAAGAAATAAATCCAAAATTCTTAATGAGAGTTAAGCAAGAAGAAATACCTAGCATGTATTGGTTAAGATCAATGACATTTGCTATGGCAAGTAATACAGATTATTATATGTTAGCTGATGATGATCTTCATTGGGGATTATTTGGATCAGAATATATAAAAGAATGTATTGATTGGTTGGAAAATAATAAAGATTTTGGTATTTTACAAACAAATTCAGAATATGGTGAATTCATAAAAGAACCAAATGAATGTATTATATCAACAGCAAGAGGTATATACATAAGGAATATTGATGGTGGTATAATAGAACATAATAATATAGTTGGTGGTTGTGAAGAGCCATTATTTGTATTCTATGTTATGTCTAAAGGATATAAATTAGCACAAAGAGGCTCAGGAGCTTGCATAAGAAAAGAAGGATATCACACAATAGCGGAATTACATGAATCAAAAATACATAGTATAGATATATTTGAGGAAAATTCATATAAGATAATAGAAGAAAAGTATAATATGAAAAATTGGGATGTTTTAACTGGAATTCTTCCAATATTTAATGATGGAGATAAAGATGGAAATTGCAATATTTGACACAGAAACAACTGGTCTTGTAAAACCAAGTCCTGCAAAAATAGAGGTGCAACCATACATAACAGAAATTTATATATGTATTGTTGATGAAGAATTTAACCTATTAAGAGAATTTGAAACATTCTTTGATGTAGGATTTCCGCTTGAAGCAATCATCACAAAGATTACTGGCATTACTGATGATGATTTAAAGGGTCAACCAAAATTCTATGAAAAGGTAAGTAAGCTTGCCAAATTCTTTACTGGTGTTGATGTAATGGTTG